TGGGAACCAAGTCAGTGGGAAGATCTTAAATTTACAATGTATAGGGCAGACTTTGAACCTAATGGAACTGTTGAATTCTATAGTCCAGAATTGACAAGAGGAAATAATCAAATTCCAACACTTAGACCTGATCCATTAGTAATTAATTCGAGGAAAGTAAGAGTTGGTCTTGGAACAACAGTTGCAGATAGTTATGAATTGGGTAATACATTCTCACAGGATGGAACAAATGCTACAGGTAATCTAGTAGGTGCTGGTGGTTCTGCCACAGGAACACTTACGATTGCTAATGTAGGTATTGGATATACTCCTCTTGATGGAAATCTTACATTTAGTGGTGTTAATTTAGAAACTGTTACAGGTCAAGGAAGAGGTGCAGTTGGTAATGTATTCATCTCCAATGGTCAAGTTGGTGCTTGCACTATTACTTCTGGTGGAAGTGGATATGAAGTAGGTGATGTTGTTGGAATTACAACTATTGGACTTTCTACTGGTGCTAGTGGAACTGTTGGTAGAGATGGTCAATTCACAATTGCTGGTATTGGAATGACTAATGAAATTACACTGGACAATGTTCAAGGTAATTTTGCTACTGGTGCTGGTAAGACAATGAGGTATACAAACAGTGCTGGTGTTACTACGGAATTGAACTTTAGTCATGGTGGTAATGTTACTATAAGTTCACTTGATAACGAATCTGATGGATTGCATATTAAAGTTAATCATCAGAATCATGGAATGTATGACACTGAAAATATAGTTAAGATATCTGGTGTTGTTGGAAATGTTAAACCATCAAAACTAAGTCTTGCTTTGGATGTTGGTAATAGTAGTTCCTTTACTGTAGATGATGGAAGTGTTTATGAGAACTTTGAAAATGTTGGAGTTGGAACAACTAACATAGGATTAGTTAAGATTGGAGATGAAGTTATTCAGTATAACAACGTTTCTGGTAATGTTCTTACTATTGCCAATAGAGGAAATAATAAGATCAACTATGCAGTTGGCACTCCTGTTCAGAAGTATGAACTTAGTGGAGTTTCTTTAGCAAGAATTAATAGAAATCATGGTTTATCCACTTCTACTTCTTCAGCAGTTTCTGGATCCATTGGTTTCGATTCTTACAATATCAAACTTGATATGTCAGGTGAAGATAATATTGATGGTATATCACATAATGATACTACTGATAGAAGCACTGATGTTGGATTCCCTAAATTATACTTAGGTCAAACTCAAACATCTGGAGGATATCAGGTAAGGGCAACTCAAAATATGCCTTTCCAAATCATTACTCCTATTTGTCATAATATGACAGTTACAGGAACTACTCTTGGTGCTGAGATTAGAACCACTTCTGCTACTAGTTTAAGTGGGGATGAAATTCCTTATATAGATCAAGGATGGGAATCTGTTACCATTGGTGAAAGTAATTTCCTAACAAGTCCTAGAGCAGTTTACTCAAAAGTTAATGAAGATGATAGGTTAGAGAATTTTGAAGGAAATAAATCAATGCAGATGAGAATAACTTTAGGAACAACTGATCCTAGATTATCTCCTGTTCTTGATGCTCAAAGAGTTAGCACTATATTAACTTCTAATAGAGTTAGTGATGTTGTCAGTAATTATGCTACTGATAGTAGAGTGAAAACAATGAAAGAGGATCCTACTGGATGTCAGTATATTACTAAGGAAATATCTTTAGAAAATGCTGCTACTTCTATTAAGATATTATTAGCTGGTCATGTACATGCTGATGCTGATATTAGGGCATTCTATGCTATTGGTGATAGAACTGGTTTCCAACCAATCTTTACACCTTTCCCTGGATTTGATAATCTTAATAACAGAGGACAAGTAATCAATGCTGCCAATAATAATGGTCAGTCTGATGCGTTTATTCCCAAGACTAATCAATATGGTTTTGGTGATGCAGTTCAATTTAGTGATTACACCTTTACCGCTGATGATCTGCCAGCATTTAGGTATTATAGAATTAAACTTCTACTAATATCTTCTGATCAGGTTTATGTTCCTAGAGTGAAAGATCTAAGAGTTATGGCATTAGCTTAATATGGAACATTACAACATCGAAGGGCATCAGGATCTCGCAAGAGATCCTAAAACAAATGCCATAGTGAATGTTAATTCTTTAGATTATACTCATTATACTGTTGGCCGTAAGGCAAAAAGATCAAGAAATGAAAGAGTGGAATCTATGGAACATGATCTTGCTAGTTTAAAAGGTGAAATTGGTGAAATCAAATCTCTACTAAAGGAATTAGTCAATGGCAAGTAAAAATCTGACATTTGATCCAAATGCAGGAGTTCCATATGCTGCTAATTTAGCACTTTATACTGGTGCAGATTTTAAGGCTACTTTTAATGTAGTTGATACTTCTGATGTTGCTTTTGATTTCCAAGGACTGACAACAACTTCAGTCTGGACTGGATCTTCTCAAATGCAGAAAAGTGCAGGAATTGGTGCAACTACAACACCTGCAGGAACCTTTACCGTAGGGTTTAGTAGTGCTGGTGGTGGAATATTTGATATATCAATGGGATCCACTGCTACAAGAGATCTATCTGAAGGTAGATATGAATACAATGTTCTAGTAAGTTCTGGAGCAACAATTTACAATATAGTAAATGGAAATATATTAGTTCATGCTGGAATTGCTTCCGCACCCTAAATATTAAAGAGGTAGAGTATAAATGGCACAACCAGGAAGTAGATCCGAATTTAAACAGTATTGCTTAAGGCAATTGGGTGCTCCCGTGCTGGAGATTAATGTCGCTGATGAGCAATGTGAAGATAGAATTGATGATGCTATTCAATTCTTTCAAGAAAGGCATTTTGATGGAGTAGTTAGGACTTATTTGAAATATCAAATAACTCAAGCTGATATTGATAGAGGAAGAGCATCTGTTTTAACTGGAAAGAAAAGAACAGGAATAACAACAGAAACTGCAACTGCTAATATTGCAGGAACAGATACTGATTTTAGTTGGTATGAGAATAGTAATTATATACAAGTTCCATCATCGGTGATTGGAGTAGAAAAAATATTCCGTTTTGGTGGAAGTAATGCAATATCAAATAATATGTTTAGTATTAAATATCAATTATTCTTAAATGATATTGCTTTCAATATTGGATATAATGGTCTTTTAAGTTATGCAATGACACAGACTTATTTGTCTGATATTGATTTCCTATTAACAACAAGAAAACAAATTAGATTTAATCAAAGACAAGATAGATTGTATCTTGATATTGATTGGTCAGCATGTGAAGTTGATGAATTTATTGTTCTTGAATGTTTTAGACTTATGAATCCAAATGATTTTACTAAAGTGTGGAATGATTCATTTTTGAAGAGATATGCTACTGCTCTTATAAAAAGGCAGTGGGGACAAAATTTATTAAAATTCCAAGGAGTTAAATTACCTGGTGGAATAGAAATGAATGGAAGGCAAATCTATGATGATGCAGAAAAAGACTTAGAAGTCATCAGAGAACAAATGTCCAATACTTATGAGCTTCCACCTTTGGATATGGTAGGATAGTGTTATGCTCAACCCATTTTTTCAACAGGGATCCTCATCAGAACAAAATTTAGTACAAGATTTAATCAATGAACAATTGAGGATGTATGGTGTTGAAATACATTATCTTCCTCGAAAGTATATGAATGAAAAAACTATAATACGTGAGGTTGTACAATCTACATTTAATGATTCATATCCATTAGAAGCATATGTAGATAATTTTGATGGATACGCAGAAAATCCAACTTTACTTTCAAAGTTTGGTATTGAACAAACTAACGAAGTAACTCTTGTTATTTCTAGAGAAAGATGGGAAACATATATTCAACCATTACTTAAAAACGAATCTAATGTAAAGTTAACTACCCGACCTAAAGAGGGTGATTTAGTTTATTTTCCATTAGGTGATCGTTTATTTGAAATTAAATATGTAGAACATGAAAAACCTTTTTATCAGTTAAGAAAGAATTATGTCTACACTCTGAAATGTGAACTCTTCCGTTACGAAGATGAAATTATTGATACTGGAGTTGCTGAAATTGATGATACTTTAACTGGAGATAATGCAGATGGAACTTCTGATGATGGTTTATCAACACTACTTGGATCTTCCCAAACTCTTACATTAGTAGGAAGTGGAGCAACTGCATCTGCTGTTATTGGATTCAATACTGAAGGATCTATTAGATTAATTACTTTAAGTAACAGAGGTGGTGGATATAGTGCTATACCCACCATAGGAGTCAGTTCTGCCCCTTCAGGTGGTGTTACAGGTATTCTTACTGCCACAATGATTAGTGGTATAAATGTATGTAATTTGAATATTAGTAATAACTTAAAATCTGTTGAACAAGTTGTTATTACAAATCCAGGTGCTGGATATACTCTTGCACCAACTTTACAAGTAACTGGTGGAGGAGGTTCAGGTGCTGCAGGAACCGTCTTTATTGGTGATGGAGCTGTTGGTATCGTTACACTTACTGATGCTGGTTCTGG